TGAAGCAAGGTTGCGTGTGGCAACCCTGTCATGGTAGGGGACTTGTAAGTCCGACACTACAACGATGCGCTTAATCGTCATCCTCGTCGTCATGGTAATCGCCATACTTCTCAGGCTCTATAGGGTCAGGCAGTATCCAATGAGGATAGGCTTGCGGCTCTGTGATCATGAACATCGCCACATCCTCAGCAAAGCCAGCACGCTTTAGTGAGCAGAAGTACTCATAAAGCCCAATGCAATAAGCATCAAGCTTTGAGTAGCCTTGTTCCTCTAGTGCCTTAGTTGCTTTTCTTGCCATGATTAAATTATCGCTTCTGCAATAGATCAAGGATGGTATCGACACGCGCTTCTAGTCGATTAAGTCGGTCATTCATAGAGCTACCGCCGTTAGGCTTTAACTCTGCTAGGTAGTGCTTTACTAACCATCGCACTGAGCCAATAAATGAACCAACGATCGTTGTCACAGCAACAGCGATTGCCGCTGTGTCTTGCAGGCTCATTACTTTTTAGGTGAGGCATAACCAAAAATGCCAGATAGGGCAGCCCAAAGGATTGCTCGGTAGTCAAGGTCAAAGTTGCTAGATGCCCAAGCTGCAAGGAACGCGCCAGCGGCTAGGTATGCAGGGTGCTTGATGTTTTTCATTATTCTCCGCCTAACATAGATACTTGATAAAACTCACCCAATAGGTCAGCTTCTTTCTTAAAGCTGAAATGAGCGTGCTTTGTGTGTTTGTTTGCGCCCTTGTATGTTCGCCACTTCCAGTTGAGGATGCGGGAACAGATGAACCCATCGAAAATAATGTAACTAATGCGTGTTTCTTGCTTGGACTTACAGGCTCTCCGAAGCTGATCAACAAGGTCGCACATAATGTCTGGCTTTGATCCCTTGAATAGGTCACGATCGACATCAATGGCACGAACCCAACCCTGCTCATCTGGATTATGATCAGACTTGCGAGCAGCGTGTCGGGTATCACCGATCCAACCATCCGATGTGCGGTCACGATCTGGGAACGAATCATCAATCTGCTCCCTTAATTGTGATGCAGCTTTAGATAATCTGGGTTTGATGCTCGACATTAGAACATTCCCATCGCTTTAAATTGTTCAATACCAACTCATCGTGTGAGCATGGCATTGGTGCGATAAATGCATCATCAATAGGATCATAGGTAAAACCTATGCCAGCGAAGTTATAACGAATGTTGCCATTATAGGAAGTCTTGATCCAAGTGCCACCAAGATTATTGATTAGCCAAGAATAGCCTTCGTCACCTGCTGGATCATTGTTATCTCCAACAAGCACACGAATAACCTTATTAGTCTCATCTATTTCTGCCCAGTGACTCATGCTGCGTACCTCACAATGACTAGACCAGAACCACCTGCGCCGCCATAGCGAAGCAATGATGTGTTGTCTGAAACTAAACCACCACCGCCGCCGCCTGTGTTTGTTCCACCTGCTTCTGCATTTGTATCGCGGCTAGTAAGTGAAGAATCTCCGCTGCCGCCTGTTCCACCCGCGCCACCATTGGCAGTTCCGCCGCCGAAAGCACCATTACCGCCGCCACCGCCGCCAGCATAGTAACCACTTTCACCTGTTGATGTTGCACTTGCCCATGATGAATAAGTATTTGTACCGATACCACCTGCTCCGCCACCGCTTGTAGTTCCAGCTGAGCCAGTTGCTCCAGCTCCACCACCACCACCGCAACCGCGAATAGGGTCTTGCGTTGAACCGCCACCTGCAGAACCTTGACCCGATGTAGCTGTGCCGCCTGAACCGCCGAAAGCACCACCACCACCTGAACCACCATTACCGCCATTGACTTGACCATTTTGCTGAGCACCAAGTCCACCACCCACAGAAGCAGTTAAAGCTGCGAACTGTGAGTTTGATCCATTGGTAGCTGCGTTCCATGTTCCAGCATTGGTGTAACCAGCGTTACCGCCAGCACCGATTGTAATTGAATAATTATCTGGACTTAGTGATTGAGAAGAATGAAGCAATAGTCCACCAGCTCCACCACCGCCACCAGCTCCACCACCACCGCCACCAGCAATGACAAGAATGTCAGCAGTGATAGTTCCACCGCTTACACCTAAAGTGCCGTTACCAGTAAAAACTCGATAGTTATAGCCACCAGATGTGTAAAGAGTTCCGCCAGTAACAGTAATAGGCGGGGCCATTGCCGATAATGATCCAGAAATTGTGTTAAGCATTATGCAATTCCACCTACGACATACCAAGTGTCTGTGCCAGTTTTAATGCAAGCTGCTGATTTGTATTGAGCAATAGAAGGTGCTGCTGCCGTTGCGCCAGCTGATAGAACTGTCGTAGTGCCAGAAGTCACTGCCGATACTGTGCAAGCCCCTGCCCCGATGTTGAGGACTGTGATTACAGTACCCACTGGGAAAGCTACAGATGCGTTAGTCGGAATCTTAAAAGCGTTAGCCGATGCGTTGCTCATGGTTACGAGCACCTGATACTGATCACTGCTTACTGCTGTGTAGGTAGTGCCTGTCTGAGCATTGAGTGTGAACGCAACAAGCCCATTAACACCTGCTGCTGAGAGAACATCTCCTGTGCTCCATGGAAATCCTGTTGCCATTTGTTACTCCTTAGTAAGATAGAACGCTAGTGCCTAGAATACCAAACAAAGTAGATCCAACGATGAATCCGTCAATTATCGGCTCTGCTGTGCCGAACCTGACTTTCCATGAATCTGGTCTAATTTGATGGGTAATGTTAAAAACCTGCACAGTCTTCGTCAAATAGGTTGAGTTAGGCTGTGTAGTGGTGATAGTGATAGGGCTAAAGAAGTCAAGTCCTAGCCCTGCAATTGTGCCGTCTGTGTAGTTATCCTGTTGCAGGTCAAGTGTTAGCTCATCGACTCGAATTGAGGTTTCTTTGCGGCTGGCAATAAAAGCCTTAGCGTAATCTAAAGCCTCGGCATCTGTTTGCATGAGAAGCCCCGATTGGTTATAACTGTGAGTAAAATATTTTTCCACCGAAGCCGTATCTGTAACAGTCTGGACAGAACCACCTTCTCGAGTAATAGTAGCTTTGTTGTACACCTGAGAATCATCTAAAACCCACTTGACATCGAAGTAGCCAATTCCTGTGCCATTATCATTAAAGACCTTAGGCGTAGTCGCGACCGATGCAGTTGTCACTGTTCGATCTTGGAATACCGCCTTGCCATCTGCGCCAATGTAGATTGCGCCGTATTCTGTGGTAGCGACTGTCTGAAGGGCTGAAAGTGCTGTGCGCTGGGTTGCTGGATCGGCTTGAAGTGTTGTAAGCCCTGTGTCAATGTCTCGCATTGAAGAAGGCCAGCCAATTGTGTCAAGAATCTTTGTTACGCGTGTGCCAGATGTCTGCCCTGCTGTGCCATCAACGACACCAAAGAATTGAGCATTCTGAAATAATCTAAAACCATCTACAGCTGAGATAGTTGTATAAACAACGTCACCTGTGAACTTAGGGGTTGTTGTGTTGTAGTTAGTTATGTAACCGGCAAAGATTGGGTAAGTAACATTTTCATAAGTTGCAGTAATGGCAATCTTACGCATAGGACTTAGATAGGTGTAATAAGGGCTAGCTGGATTTTGAGGGTTAAAATCACCATTCTGGTCAATAATGCGGATGCTAGATGAGCCAGTATTAAATTGCTCAGTGTTAATCTGTCTGCCTCGTGTTGTCGAAATTGTATCGATTAAGTTAGATACATCCACGATCGGGCCAGTAGAATCTGCTAAAACATCTACACCTAAGATACCTTGATCAATAATAAAAGGATTACCAAAGCCAGCACCTGTAGAGAAGTTGATAATTACATTGATGACTGGTCTGGTCATAATGCCCCAGCAGTTGTCAGATAATCTCCGCGCTTATTTAATCTGATAATAGTGTCTTGAATTAAGCCAGTTAGTTCATCTGGATTGGCAATTGTATTGGCATAAACATTTACAACTGGAGTCTGAGATCCGCCTCGGTTCATGTCTCGACTGTAACCGCCTAGATCGCCAACTGTACGCTGATAATCAATAAGGGCTAAAGTATCTG